CAAATGTGAGAAAATCATCCGAAATTACGGCACTTTCGGCTGGATAACCAAAGAATATACTCTTCACCGGATGATTAAAACAAGAAAGATCCACTGTTGTTGTTTTTGGGTTTATTGGGTGAATATTTTCTTGGACTTGAGTTATCAATATGTCCATGGGTGTTTCCACAAATTTGTTTCTTTCTTCTGCATCTAAGAAAACATAATTGCCATAACACCGGACACCTGAAACGTTTTGATTTTTAAATTTTATTTTTATTTCAACTTGGTGATATTGCATCGCCACGAGGGGTAAATACATATCATTATCACAAAAGAAGAAGTGCAATGGAATAAACCTGTTATTGGCAATAGACACCTTATTAATAATTTCCATAGACTTTACAAAGTTTTCTGCTAAATAGTTTTGCCAGACATCAGAAATATAATCAAAAGGGTGAGAATCAACTTTTATACCACCAATATATAAATCGATAGTAGCACCATCAAACTTTGAAAGCATATCCGTTCCTTCAAACCACACAGAGTTAATTAAATCACCATAAACTGGAATTGTAATATCACTATCGAGGGAACCAATCGTCTTTATGAGTTTTGGTGCTTGTGAAAAATTTGTATGTCTCTTATATTTCAAACTGAAAAGTGAGACCCCGTCATTGTTTGTTATATAAACATCTTGAGCACCCTTGGACACGAGCTGAACTAATGCACCAGACATTTATTTATTATGCAGATTATAAAAATAGACACTTTCCCTGAGGGAACGTTTTGTCACTTTCACCGTCGTCCATTGTCTTACCCTGTATTTTAAATCCACCATTTCTGTATACTTTCATTCGCTTGTAAAACATAGCTACCAGAATTGACCACTCATCCTTAATGTCATAAATCTGTGGATTGTTCTTTTTACCTTCGGTTTCTCTCATGATACGCCCTATTGATTGTACTATATCAGATTTGGGTGTTGCGAGAATTACTGTGTCTAACGTGGCGATGTCCAATCCTTCGTGAGCTTGACTGAAAGTCGCAAAAATTATTTGCTTTTTAGAAGATTCCTGAAGATCTGCTTCTTTCATACCACCCATATAGAGACCTGAACTTTTTGGGAAACATTGGTGTAAAAATTCACAATGAAACCGCCTGTCACTTAAAACTAAAATCTGTCTAGTTGTCTTTGAAAGTTTTTTTATCAAATCCACAATCATTTTGTTTCTTCTTTGATCTTCAACCAACAAAGTGATCATGTTAACAAGAGAAACTTTACCAAAACGTGTACATGGTGGCGGATTTTTGTACATCTCACACTCGTAACTTATCGGAAAAACCTCTGTTTGTTCTTGATTTTTCCTCTCTATTGCAAAGAAAGTTGGACCCATAAACCAATGTAACACCTTTGTAAGACCATCTTTTCTTTCTGGTGTGGCTGATAGACCAAAAATATGCTTTGGACAAAGTTTAAACAATGATTGTGAAAAAACTTTAGCACAAATATGATGAGCTTCATCGACGATGAGTGTACCAATGGAATCAAAATCTTGAAAATTGTACTCTTTCAGTGAAAGAGATTGAAGCATGGCAATCACAAAGTCACATTCAACTTCTTTTTTGTCTTGTTGAACTATGCCTATAGTCGCACCTGGACAAAATTGCTGTATCCGTTCCTTCCATTGGTCAGCCAAGAACTGTTTATGCACAACAATCATGGTGCGATAACCCAACTTACACGCTATCGCCAAGGATACGGTGGTCTTTCCATACCCGCATGGGAGTGAGAGAACTCCATGACCCGCACTAAGAGCCGCAGCAAGTGCGGCGTTCTGGTGGGTGGCGTCTCTGAGTTGTCCAACGAACTTAGCCTCGGACCTGGCTGGTTCTGGTCTCTTGTCATCCTTCGGTTCTCCAATCTTAGAAGTTCCGTAGAATCTTGGAACACAGACTCCATTTTTAGTTGTTCTATAAACTCTAAAAGGCGGTGGGGGAAATCCGAATTCATTATTAATGACAGGTCTTACTGTTAACTCTTTTTTAAATTCTTGAATTGGACCGTCTTTTATGACATAACCACTTCGTGTGAGCATTATTAATTTAAAGAGCTATAACTTTATGTTTGTAAATAATATGATAAACGTATCCGAAACAATAGGTAAGCTCATCGAACTAAACAACAAGATGAAAGTTGACACGGAAGTATTCAACATTCATGATATTATTCAATCCCTTGCAACTTTTATGGACCTCGAAAAAAAGGGTGTCGTAGAAATTGATAGAAATGATTCCCGAGTAAAAGATTTATTTATTCCCTAGTAGTTTAAAGAAAAAATGGTATTGTAATATAAAATGCCAACTCTTAACGTCGAAGAAAACATTAAGCGTTTAGAACAAACTCTCGAAGAACTCACACAGGAAGTCTTTCGTGTTCAGGGCTCTTTACGAGTTTTTAAGGGATTTCAAGAAACTGGTTTGAAGGAGGTTGAAATCCCGGAAAAGAAGAAAGAAGTCGAAGGAGAACAAGTTAAGGAGAAGTAATGGAAGTTAATTTCCATGTATATCCACTATGATTACCAACATTCCACACACCCTTATATTCTATGTCGATATCTACATCATCACCCTTTATAAGAGACTGCACAGGTTTACCTCTAACCTCACACATCACTCTCCTATATCGAAAAGGTACCTTAATTGTTAATATATTACCATCTAATGGATTATCTATTATATTATTTGTAAGTAAGTGACATTTATTTGAATGCATACGTTTAATTATTTCCTTGTAATTATCCGAAATAAATAAACGAATGTATTTTTTGTCGTTGTATTCATACATGGGTTCGTAAACACTGGCGGTAAACTTCATTATATGATTAATACAAGTAAAACTATAAGTAATATTATTAAGTGTGTTATCAAAAATGTTTCCAACGGTGGTTTTGTATCAAAATTTTCATATGCAAATTGTTTACCAACTTCAATAGCAGCTTCTATGCTAGAATATGGAGTTTTTCTAGGTGACATCATCCCACAGAGAGCGACATTCTTGTTCTTGCCAAAGAATGGAACTTGGCCATCTAAACTTAAAACACCTGAAGACTGTTCAAAAGTCCATTCAGAACCATTCCAATTACACCCCCACGCAAATCGACTGTTCGTTGGCTTTTCTAAATTTAATTGTTTCAATATATTTTCTACTATGTCTTCGGGCTTTGTTTTAAGTATTTCGGGCGAAAGATCGCATATAACACATGATACAGTTTTGCCGTCTGCGAGAACGACGGGTTGTAAGTTCCATGGTGTTTCCATAGCTATTTTTAGGTCATTTTCAAGAGTAATGTTTTTTTCGTAGTCAAGCAAAACATTTATACAACCGTACGTACTATACTTTATTTTCTTATGTGCATCATGACCCCAGTTACTCTTTATAAGTTTTAATGCCTGGCTATTATCTACACATAAAACTAACATACCATCATTTTCTATTTCTTCTCCATCTTCAAATGTAGCTTTGAATTCGTCATTATAATATTCGACATTTGTTAAATATTTATTAAATTGAAATTTAACACCCACATTGTGAAGTTCTTTTTGCATTGCGTCACACATTTGCTTACCTGACACCTTTTGTGTATATTGTTTGGATAACCCGACGTGATCAAAACTTCTTACAAATTCATATGCCGACATAACATCCCATGTAACACCGTCCATTATTAATGTTATATGCGTTAACACGGATTCACCCGTTTTAGAGAATGTTCCTTTGACGGCATCTTTGAGAGAAATTTTCATAAACTTGTCTGGATTCATTATAACACTTGTGGCGAGAGAAGTCAAAGCTAAATAATCACTGGGTGTAAACTGTTTTAATAAGAACGAATTTACATCGTCTTCGACCTTTTTAAACATGTCATCCCATTTTATATTCATTTCATTAAACATTGTTCTTGTATTTATAAAAGCCCTATCAAAGACAATTCTATGTGCGTGGAGATTTCTTTCTTCCATATCTGGTTCCCACCAAGAACCACCCGCCGCCGGTTTGCGATCATATATAGTTACGTCATGTTTCTTAAGTTTTGCGAGTTCCCATGCTATAGACATACCGGTGGGTCCGGCACCAATAATATGAACTTTCATTCTGATATTACGGGAGATATAATTTTGATTGTGTGGCAGCATAAAATATTATCAATAATATTGTTGTTATTGTTTGTTTATCTAAAAATTTATAGCCCTTTATTGCCAAGAATATGTTTAAAAATATATGCATTGGTATTTTTTCTGGTCCATACTTGGTGTAAAATCCAAGTGTCGCTGCCCCTGAAAGAATCAGTGCGTTAATAAGTGTCGAAAAGTTTGGG